GGCACACGCTGCCGTATCAGAAGGGAATGATGGACGCGGTGACTGATCCGGCTGTGGAGCAGATCACGGTCATGAAGTCAGCGCGTGTTGGTTACACCAAGATGATCAATCACGCGATTGGTTATCACGTCCATCAGGACGCCTGCCCGATCATGGTTGTGCAGCCGACTGTGGAAGACGCGCAGGGCTACTCGAAAGAAGAGATTGCCCCGATGTTGAGGGACACGCCCTGTTTGGCTGGCTTGGTGAGTGAGTCGAAAGCGAAGGACGGGAACAACACGATTTTGCAGAAAAATTTTCCCGGCGGCACATTGTCGCTTGTGGGGGCTAACTCACCGCGTGGCTTTAGGCGTGTGAGTAGACGCGTTGTTTTGTTTGATGAGGTGGATGGTTATCCGGCGTCAGCAGGATCTGAAGGTGATCAGATCAAGCTGGGCATCAAGCGAACTGAGTATTACTGGAACCGCAAGATCATTGCCGGCAGTACGCCGACGGTGAAGGACTTCAGCCGCATCGAGCGGATGTTTGAGGAGTCAGATCAGCGGCGTTTCTACGTCCCTTGTCCTGACTGTGGTGAGATGCAATATCTCAAGTGGGCAAATATCCGCTGGACTGACAACGATCCTGAAACTGCGGCTTATGCGTGCGAGAGCTGCGGCACGTTGATCCCGCATTCAAAAAAGCGTTGGATGGTTGAGCGCGGCGAGTGGCGGGCTACTGCGCCGGGGAACGGTAAGCACGCAGGGTTTCACATCTGGGCGGCGTACAGCTACAGCCCGAACGCGCGTTGGGCTGATCTTGTCGCTGAATTTTTAGAGGCCAAATCAAACCCTGAGCAGCTGCGGGTTTGGATCAACACAACGCTTGGTCAGACGTGGTCGGATGACTACAGCAGCGCGATGAGCGCTGAGGTTTTGCTGGAGCGTTGCGAGGATTATCAAGAGGGGGTGCTGCCTGCCGGAGTGCTTGCGGTCACGATCGGCGTTGACGTGCAGGGTGGCGGCGGAACGCTTGGGGAGAGACTGGCGATCAGCGTGTGGGGCTGGGGCCGCAAGGAAGAGGGCTGGCTGATTCAGTACGTCGAGATTGCAGGAGACCCGACGCGGTCTGAGGTGTGGAAACGACTAGATGAGTTTGTGATGCGCCGTTGGCCGCATGAGCTGGGCGGCAGCCTCAAGGCTGATTTCACCGCTGTTGACTCAGGCGGTCTGGCAACATCTGAGGTTTATCAGTATGCGAGGGAGCGGAAGGCGCATGGCGTCATTGCGATTAAGGGTCAAAGCCAGCGCGATAAGCCACCAATCGGCAAGGCCACGCGAGTTGACATCAACGCCAATGGCAAGACGTTAAAGAAGGGGGCCAGTCTGTTCCCTGTTGGCGTTCACAACATCAAGAACACAATGGCTGGCCGTTTGAAGTACACCGAGCCAGGTGAGGGTTATTTGCACTTTCACGCGACGACGGGTGAGGACTTTTTCAAGATGCTTACGGCTGAGGCGCAGAAGATCAAATTTGTGAACGGATTCCCTCAGCGGATCTGGGTAAAGAAAGGCGGCGCAAGGAATGAAAGCTGGGATGGCTTGATTTATTGCTATGCCTGCTTGCAGTTGCTTTATCGCAAATACGATCGCAGAACCATTTGGGATCAGTTGGAAAAGCGCTTGGAACAGCCGCTAAGATCAAAGGAAGTAAAGGCGAAGCCGGCCGCCACGGCATCGTTCGTTAGCAACTGGTGAGACCGTGACGCAACTTCCGGACAAAATCAGGGCAGGCGACACGATCAAATGGCGTCACGATGCCAGCAGGGATAACCTCGGCAACTCGATTACCAGCAGTGACTACACGCTGAAGTATTACTTCCGCACAAATACAAATAACGAAGGGCACACGGCCACTGGCACAGCCTTTGGCACTGGCTGGGAGTTCACCATCAGCTCAGCAAGCTCTTCTGTTTTTGATGCTGGCAACTGGTTTTTTCAAGCCATCGCAACGGATGCGAGCGAAGCGATAACGCTTGCGTCTGGTCAGATTGAAGTTCTGGATGATCTTGTTTATACCGGCGACCCCGCCGCGTTTGATGGACGCACTCAGACCGAGAAAGATCTAGCAGCTGTTCAGAAAGCGATCAGAGACATCGCTAATGGCAACACTGTTAAGAGCTACAGCGTTGCTGGCCGCAGTCTGACTCGATATGAAATGTCAGACCTGATTGCTTTGGAATCTAAGCTCAAGTTTGAGGTGCAGCGTGAGCGCCGCGCCGCGCTGATTGCCAATGGCAAAGGCGATCCTTTTAACCTCTTTGTTCGTTTCTGATGAGCCTGGCAACGCGACTCTTTCGGGCTCTGGGTTATGAGCCACGCCGTCCCAGGCGGCGGCAGTATGAAGGCGCGACGATGAGTCGCCTTACGTCTAGCTGGGTGACTAGCGGGACGAGTGCAGATGCTGAAATCAACGGCAGCCTTGCGAGGTTGCGCAATCGTGCGCGTCAGCTGGTGCGCGACTCGGACTATGCGCGGCAGGCGAAGCGCGCCGTGATGAACAACGTGATTGGCACGGGCATCAAGCTGCAAGCGCAGGTGATGATGCAGCGCGGCGGCCGGCTTGATGAAGATCTGAACAAGCGCATCGAGAAGGCTTGGAAGTATTGGGGATATAAGAGCTATTGCGACGTCGCTGGCCGTTTGTGCTTTGCCGACATTGAGCGGATGATTGTTGGCGCGATGTGCGAATCCGGCGAAGTGTTCGTCAGGGTTATCCGTCGTCCTTTTGGTGGCAGCAAGATTCCGTTTGCGCTGCAGATTATTGAGTCAGATCAACTTGACGAGACTTACACCGGCAAGAGCAGCGCCAATGGCAATGAGTGGCGCATGGGTGTTGAGGTCGATCAGTTTGGCCGCGCTGTGCAATATGCGTTCTTGCAAAAGCACCCTGGCGATGCGCCGTTTAGCGGTACTGCAGGCAAGCGTCATTTGATGCTGCCCGCCAATGAGGTGCTGCACCTCTACATCCAAGAGCGACCAGGCCAAACCCGTGGCGTCACTTGGTTTGCATCAGCAATTAAGCGTCTGCATCACTTGGCCGGATATGAGGAGGCCGAGGTCATCCGGGCGCGGGCATCGTCCAGCCTCATGGGCTTCATCACCACCACTGAGGGCGAGCTGGGCACTGCGGAAGAGGTTTACGACAACGACCGCGTTGATTCTTTCGCGCCTGGCGTTTTCAAGTATTTGCAGCCCGGCGAATCGGTGACGGTGCCATCTCTTGATGCGCCCGACGGTCAGTTTGAGCCGTTCACGCGCGGGATGCTTCGTGCTGTTGCTGCCGGTCTTGGCACGAGTTACGAAAGCGTGAGCCGTGACTACAGCCAAAGCAACTACAGCAGCAGCCGCCTAGCGATGCTGGAAGATCGCGACAACTGGCGCTCAATCCAACGTTTTTTGATCGAGAACTTCCATCAGCCAGTGTTCAACATGTGGCTTGAGATGGCGGTGATGGGCGGCGCTCTTGATCTGCCTGCTTATGAGGCAAACCCTGAGCGTTATCGGACGATCAAGTGGTGCCCGCGTGCCTATGGGTACGTTGACCCGCAGAAAGAGGTTGCTGCTTACAAAGCAGCAGTGCGCTGCGGGTTCAAGACGCTGGCCGATGTTGTGGCCGAGCAAGGCGGCGACCTGGACGATCTGCTTAAGCAACGTCAGGCAGAGCTGGCGATGCTCGATGAGATGAACATTGTTCTAGATACTGATCCGAGCGAAGTGAACGGCGGCGGCGGTGTCCAGCCGGGTCTAGGCATGGGCGCAGTCCCAGCTTTTGATGACACAGAGCGACCGGGTGAGCAACAGCAGGATGAGCCTGAGGTTGAGGAGATTCCTGAGGAACAGGTTGAGCCTGTAGCTGAGGAGGAGGTGACAGAAGATGGCGACGATTGAAGGCGTTGAGATCGACCTGATGCCTACGGAGGGCATGAAGGAAGAGGCGCAGCGTTATCGCGATTGGAAGGCTGACGGAGAAGCTGGCGGCACTGAAGTTGCAGCACGCAGGGCAACGCAGATTCTGAGCGGTGATGAGCTGAGCGCTGATGTTGTGATTGCAATGAGCGCTTGGTTTGCACGCCATCTTGGAGACAAAGAAGGCGAAGGTTTTACGCCTGATGAGGATGGCTATCCCTCACGGGGCAGAGTTGCCTGGGCGGCATGGGGAGGAGATGCAGGTCAGGTGTGGTCTGCAGGTAAAGCAGATAGAATCAAAGCAATTCGTGATAGGAGCATGAACACGAATAGGGCTGAGCCTGACGAATTATCTGTGGGCGATTTTGTCCAGTGGGATTCATCCGGCGGACAGGCAAAGGGCAAGATTGATCGCATTGAGCGCGATGGCTCAATCAATGTGCCGGATTCAGATTTCACCATCAACGGTGATGAGGATGATCCCGCTGCTCTGATCACTGTTTATCGCGAGGGCGACGATGGCTGGGAAGCTCTCGACGTGCAAGTGGGTCATCGGTTCTCAGCGTTGACCAAAATCCCAGCGTTGCGTTGGCTTGAGGGCAAGACTTACAAGCGCAGTGAGACCACAACCTTTGATGAGGTTGAGGAGCGAACTTACGAGTTTCCGTTCTCCTCTGAGTTCCCGGTTGAGCGTTACTTCGGAAGCGAAGTTCTGAGCCATGACAAAGGCGCAGCAGATCTTGACCGGCTGAACGACAGCGCCCCGCTGTTGTTCAACCATGACCCCGATCGTGTGATCGGTGTTGTGGAGCGTGCTTACATCGACGAAAAGAAACGTCGCGGTTACACGCAAGTGCGGTTCAGCCGCAACGAATTCGCTCAGGAAGTTCTGAGCGATGTGAAAGATGGCATTCTCCGAAATGTCTCTTTCGGCTACTCCATTGACAAAATGGAGGAGCGAGAGGGTGGCGACTTTGTTGCCACATCTTGGAGGCCCTATGAGGTCTCGGTTGTTTCGATCCCCGCTGATCCGGGGGTCGGGATTGGCCGTTCTTTAGTGGACTCCGAACCTGCAAAAGCTGCTCCGGCAGCACCTACCCAAACTGTTCCTGAAATGGAAAACACTGCACCTGATCTGCAGCAGGTGCGGGCCGAAGCCGCTGAGGCTGAGCGTTCCCGCATCGCTGGCATTTCTGCCCTGTGCTCCAAGCACGATCTTGAAGATATGGGCCGGCAACTCATCGAGGGTGGCCGCTCCATCGACGAAGCCCGCGCTGCCGTTCTGGAAAAGCTCGGCGCTAAGCCTGTTGAAAGCGTTAAGCCTGTCGAACTCGACAAGCGCGATCACAGCAACTATCAGATTGCCGACGGTCTCCGCGCAATGCTGACCGGCGATTGGTCTTCTCGCGGTGCCGGTCTGGTTCGCGAACTGAGCCAAGAAGTGATGCGCAGCTCTGGCCTTTCCGCCAGCTCTGAGCGTTCTTTCTACGTTCCGTTCAGCGCACTGACCCGCGCCACCTATGTCACCAGCGGTGCCACCACTGGCGGCAACTTGGTCGAGACCGATCTGCTGGCTGATGACTTCATCGAGGCTCTGCGGAATGCATCCCCGGTGATGGGTCTTGGCGTTCGCAGCATGACCGGCTTGGTCGGTGATGTGGCAATTCCTCGCCGCTCTGGTGTTGCTTCCACCTACTACCTGAGTAGTGAGACGACTGCTATCACGCAGTCTGAGTCCACGTTCGATCAGGTGACAATGTCACCTAAGAACCTGGCAGCACTGTCTAAGTACAGCCGCCAAACTCTGATTCAAGCCACTCCTGGCATTGAGAGCCTGGTCCGCACTGACCTGACCGACGGCATCCTGGCCGCTCTGGATTCCGCCATCATCAACGGCTCCGGTGCCTCAGGTCAGCCCACCGGTATCCGCAACGTGTCGGGCATCGGCTCCGTCGCCATGGGCACCAACGGTGGTGCACTGACCATGGAGAAGGTGGTTGATCTTGAGACTGAGATCCTGCAAGACAACGCCCTGGTGGGCAACGCTATGGCGTATGTCACCAACGCCAAGGTTGTTGCTGGACTGAAGAAACTGCGCGCTGGTGGTTCCACCACCACTGACGGTGCCTTCCTGTTCAACTCTGATCTGCAGGCCATCGGTCGCGGCCCCACTCCGCTGACACTGAACGGCTACCCGCTCGCCACCACCAACGCGATCCCCTCCAACCTGACGAAGGGCACTAGCTCTAGCGTTTGCTCGGCTCTGGTTGCTGGTGACTTCAGCCAGGCCATGGTTGGTTTCTACGGCAACGGTCTTGAGATCGTTGTGGGTGAAGACAGCGACGACTTTGCCAAGGCTCTTAGCTCCGTTCGCGGCATCATCTCCTTTGATGTTGCTGTGCGCCACGCTCAGTCCTTCGCAAGCATCGAAGACATCACCACCGCTTGATAACGGGGAGGGGGCCGGCAACGGCCCCTTTTTTTTCTTATGAAAATCACCTGCACAAGAGGCGTCATGGCATCTGGCAAGGCTCTTGAAGCCGGCCAGACTTATGACGTGTCCGACAAAGACGGCGCTTTGCTAATCACCATGGGCAAAGCTGTCGAGGCAAAGGCCGAGGAGGCCAAGCCCAAACGCACCCGCAAACCTAAGGCTGAT